TTTTATCTCCTTCCTGATAGGCTCCCCTGCCTAAGGGGAGCTGTCTGCCGTCAGGCAGACTGAGGGGTAATCCTTCCTTATAAGCTCCCCTGTGCAAGGGGAGCTGGCGCGCAGCGCCTGAGGGGTTGTCTTCCTCTTACCAAAACAGGGAGCGATTTCCGCTCCCTGTTGTCGCATCCTCTGCGGATCAGAACAGATCCGTTTTTTCCTTGCTCTGCTGGTAGCGGATGCCGTCCATGGTGGCCTGCTCGCTGTGCTCCAGCACCTCCACCACGCAGGCGGGCACCTTCACGGTCTCGCCCCGCTTGATCAGCCAGGTGCGGTGATTGACGCGCACAAACACGTCGTCCTGCATGTCCTTGGTGATCGGCAGCCGGATGCTGATCAGCTCCTCCTGCTCGAGGGCCTGCTCTTTGGTCTTGCTCTCTGCCATGGTTTTTCTCCTTCCTGTTTCTCATTTCCGCAGGGGAGAGCCGAAGCCCTCCCCCTTGTTTTTTGCTCGTGTCGCTTAGTTGGCGCTGGCGTTGGCGCTGTACCGGCGGCACATGTGCTCCACGCGGATCAGGTAGCTGGGCAGCAGGATCTCCGCGGTCTTCAGAGCCTTCCAGCCCACGCTGGAGCGCTGATCCAGAGGATCCGCGGTGCCGGCGGAGCCCTTCTGCTTCACGATGGTCTGCAGGCCGCCGCCGCTGATCTCGGTCACGCCGTAGGCGCCGTCGCCGAAGAACAGGCTGGCGAACACCGCATAATAGGCCGGAGTGGCGCCCTGCTGCGCAGGGCAGGTGTTGTCGCGCCAGATCTTGGCCTCGGTGCTCTGCACGAAGCGCACGCCGCCGATCTTGCCGATCTCGCCCTCGTAGAGGTTGGTGGTGTCGGCGTACTTGTGGGGATCGCGCCAGTCCGGATCCCGCATCAGGTCGTATGCGGTGTAGGGATGGATGATGGCGATGTAGTCGCCGTTGATGGTGGGCGCGTTCTGGGCGCGCAGCTCCGCCACCACCTGCTCCACCAGATCCACGGTCAGCACGCAGGTGGTGTCCAGGCCCGCACGTGAAGTCACGGCGGTCTCAGCGCCGGTGGAGGCGTTGATCTTCGGCGCGTACATCACGTTGGTACCGGCCACCAGCACGTTGCGCACGATGGTGTCCAGGGTCATGCCGGCCTGACGGCCCAGGAGCTTGGTGGCCTCCAGGATGGTGTTGTCCAGGGCGGTCAGCTCCAGCACGTCGGACTGCACGATGAAGTCGCCGTACTGGGCCACGGTGGCCGTGATGGCCTTCACGTCCAGCTGGTTTCCGTTGGGGGTCACGCCCTCGGTTAGCGGCGTGGTGGCCTTGGCCAGCGGGGTAAAGCTGCGGAACTCGATGGTCTTGCCGCCGTTTTTGGGGATGGGGCGCTTCTGGCCGAACTGATCATGCACCAGGTTTGCCTGGGCATAGTCCAGCAGGCGCATGTCGTAGTAGGTCTTCATCTCCGGCGACAGGTCGTTGCCGGTGCTGTTCAGCAGCGTGGTCTGCACGGCGAACAGCTGGATGAAGTTCAGGATGCTGTAGATACGCTTTTTCATGTTTTTGTTCTCCTCTCAAAATTCAAATTTCGTTCCTTGTAAGCTCCCCTGTGCAAGGGGAGCTCCGCGAAGCGGTGAGGGGTTGTCCCTCCTTTGCTCTTCGAGGAGAATCACCGGATGCCTTCCCCGCGCACGGGGAAGGTGGCCCGAAGGGCCGGATGAGGTCCCCCGCGAAGCGGGTACACCTCAGAATCGGATCTTTTCTCCTCGTGCCACGCGGCGCTCGATCTCGTCCCGGTCTGCCCGGGTGAGCTGCGTCACGTCTGTCTTGCGCAGGGAAGTTGCCCTGCTTGCCATGGCTCCCTCTGCCGGACGTCTCTGCCCGGCCAGGATGCTGTTGGCCACCTTCTCCTCCGCCTGGCGGGATGCGTACTGCATGGCGCCGCTGATCAGCTCGTCCTTGTGGGCCACCTCAAAGGCGGTCTTCACAGACACGCCGCTGCGCAGCATGGCAAGGAACTGGTCGTTCTTCACCTCGGCTGCCAAGTCGAATGAGGGATAGATCGCCTTCAGCTGCTCGCCTTCCTGCAGCCAGGAGCCGTACTGTCTGTCTGCCTGCTCCCGTCTGGTCATCTCGTCGAGCTGTGCTGTCAGCCGCGCGTTCTCCCGCTTCATCCTCCGCTTTTCCTGCAGCTCCCGCACGGATTTGCCGCTCTGCAGCGCCTCTTCCTCGAAGAATGTCTCATCCTCTTCGATGGCCGCTGCCAGCGCTTCCGCATTGGAGGGGTCGATGCCGTAGCGGTTTCCCAGAAGGTCCAGGGATTGCTCCAGGGCTTTGTACTTCTTCACGGTCTCCTCGGTGCCCTTCAGCCGTTTGCTGATCGTGTCCTGGATCCGCTGGGTGTACAGGTCCTTGTACTCTCCCTTGATCATCTTCTCGAACTCCGCTGCCCGATCCACGGGCTCCTTCTGCTCCGCGGCGACCGGAGCCTCCGCTTCCTCCTCGGGCTTGCCGTACTGCACGTCCGCCAAAGGATTCCGCCTGCCGTTCTGCGGCTGGGCGATGGCCGCGTCGTTCTGCCCTGCGGGTCCTTCCCCGCCCGCTCCCGCTGCACCCGCGGCGCCGCCGGCGCCTTCTCCGAAGAGCTGGATGAAGTCCAGAGAGCTCAGTGTCAATTCGCGCATGGTATTTCCTCCTGCCCGTCAGGTGGGCGATCCCATATATTCAAAGCGCTCGAAGCCTTCCCCGCTCACGGGGAAGGGGGACCGCTTGCGGTGGATGAGGTCCCCGCGAAGCGGATCCAGGTGTTATCCCGCGCTCCGAATTGCAATGTTTTCCGGGTATGCCTCTGCCAGCAGCCGCATCCCCGTCTCGGCCATCCAGAACAAATGCCTGGTCTCCTGCAGATACTCCGGCTTGGGCTTTGCCGTCACCAGCACCCGCCCGCTCCGGATCACGATGTGAGCCATCTTCTGCAGCCTCTCGTTGGCTTCCATGGTCTTTACGCACTGGGCCACCGTCATGGCCAGCGTACTGGCTCCCGCGCAGACCGGGTCCTTCCCCGCCTCCGCAAATCCTGTGTGCCCGCGCACTTCCATGGTAAGAACGCCGTTTTCCAGGTCTTTCTCAAATCTGACTGTGGTCATGCAATCACTCTCCTCTCATGCCTTCCCCGCGCACGGGGAAGGTGGCGCGTCAGCGCCGGATGAGGTCCCCGCGAAGCGGATCATTTACCGCGGCGCTGTGCTTTCGGCCACCCGCTCCCGGGCCTTTCTGGTCACGCTGCTCTCGCCGCCGCTTGCCAGATCTACCGGCGCCACGCTTCCCGCTCCCGGCGCCATGGCCTCGGATCCCGCGCCCATGATCTGCGCCTGCAGCTGCTGTGCCAGCTGGGTGCCGTGCTCTGCGTCCAGCTGCTGGGCAAACTGCAGCGCCAGTGCCTGGGTCTGCTGCAGCATATCCGTCAGCGTCTGGAAGTTTCGCACCTGGCCGATCACCTTGTCCCGGCCCTTGAAGTCCATCATTTCCAGGCAGGCCAGCGCGCTGTCCGCGTTGTTCGGTGCAAAGAAGCCTGCGCCGTAGAGCTGCAGGGCCAGCTCGTTCTGGGCCATCTTGGTGTAGGGGCTCGCCTTCTCGGCCGTCACCTCCAGGTCGAACAGCGGCAGGCGGTAGCCTCCCTGCGGCTCCCCGGTCATCGGGTCCGCCGGTCCCTGCGGCTGCGGCAGCAGTTCGGCGTTGGAGAAGCGCACATAGCTCTGATCTCCGCCTTCGCCCAGGATCCGGAACCACCGCGGCACGTCGTAGAACTGCCGGATCAGCTCAATGCACATCAGGATCAGTTTCCGGAAGGCCCGGTAGCTGCCGGCGTTGGAATCCCGGCTCAGCTTGGAGCCCGCCTCCTGCATGGCCGCGATGGCGCTGGCCGCCGTGGCTCCCGCCGTGGTGCCGCCGTTGGAGACGTCCCGGTTGCCCGTGGTTTCCTTCAGCTGCTGGATCTTGCTGTCCAGGATGTTCACATAGATGGCGTTCAGCGGGCTCGGCTGCACCGGCATGATGCTGTCCTGGCCCAGGTTGCCGTCCACGTGGATGAAGTCCTTGGTGGCGTCCGCAAACTCCGCCTCATTCACCGCGCCGTCGCTGCGGATGAAGTGCCTGGGCCTGGCGTTGAAGAGCATGTTCTGCAGGATCGCCTGGTCTCCCCGGTCGATGTACTCCTGGGCGCTCTTGCCGATGTCGATATAGCCGAAGCCCGTGGGCGTTCCCTTGCAGCGCATCAGCGGATCCAGCACGAAGGGATATTGGCCGTGGTCGTACCAGCCCCGTTCCGCGTATTCCGGCTCGTTCTCCGTGGCAAACAGCGGCTCCGGCTGCCCGGCCACGAATTTGCAGAAGTGCAGGACTGTCTTCCCGCTCTCCGGCTGCTGCTTTTTGTAATACCAATCCACCACCGCGCTCTTGTCGTTGGTGTCGATTGTGTCGTCGTACAGGTACAGATTCAGGTCCATTGTGGGGTTCGAGAGCTTGTCCTTCAGATCCGGGTACTGCTCCTCCAGCAGGTCGTTGTCCTGCAGCGTCACATAGAACAGGTTCCGGCTCTCCTGGATGTCCGTGATCCCGCTCTCCCAGAACAGGTTGATGATGTCCACTGCCGCAATTTCGATGTCGCCCAGGCCGTTCAGCTTCTTCGCGTTCCAGAAAACGCCGTAGGCGCCCGTCCCGCTCTGCAGCTTGTCGTCCTGGATCATGCTGTAAACGTCCTCAAACTCACAGTGGTCCAGAACCACCGGCAGGATGGAGGACAGCCGCTTCGCCTCTTCCTCGTCGCCCTGCTCCCGCGGCAGCACGTTGGCGCTTGGGAAGTTGTCCATGGCGTCGGCGTGCTTGTTGGCGATGGCGTTCAGCAGCCAGGCCGAGCTGGGCTCCACCTGATTTTCCTTCGTCTTCCGCAGGCACTCCCACTGCCGCAGGCGGTACCACTGCTGGTTATCCACCAGGCGCTTCTCCAGATTGGCCTTGTTCGCCCGGTAGTTCAGCAGGGTCTGGTAGGCTTCCGCGATCTCCGGCTTGGAGATCGGCAGCCGCTGGAAGGGTTCGATCTGCCCCTTGTCCGGCACGGCGCTGCCCTCCAGGCTCCTGGCCACCGCCACGTTCCCCTCCGCATTGCCTTCCCTCTTCAAGCCTTCCCCGCTCACGGGGAAGGTGGCGCCATCGGCGCCGGATGAGGTCCCCGCGAAGCGGTTCAAAGCCCCTCCCCGCCGTCTCTCTTCCGTGTTCTTCACGATCATGTTTCTACAACCTCCATTTTCGGCCGCGCGGTCAGTGTCCCCACGTCCTCCTGCTCAATGTCCAGGAACAGGTGCAGCGGCCCCTGATTGAATGTGCTGCGCTTCACGTTCTGCCTGGGCTTGATTGGCCTTGACATCAGGAAGTAGCGCGTCTCGTCCGCCACATGGTCTTCGCCGTCTGTGTCCAGATCCTCCGGCCTGTTGGCGTCGTACTGCAGCGTCGGCACCGTCCGGATGAAGGCCTTGCAGGTCTTGAACACATACATCTGCGCGAAGCCGTTCTCGTCAAAGGCCAGGCGGTAGTGCAGCTGCAGCCAGCCCGGGATCCGTTCATGGTCTCCCTTCTCAAAGTACACGCCGTACTTACCCGCGGTCTCCGCGATGGAGACGCCGGTCTCCGCGTTCCAGATGGCCGGGTCCGCGATCCCGCCGATCCGTCTGCCCTTCAGCCACGGGTGCTCCCGCTCCGCTTTGGCGATCTCCTCGAACACGCGCTGCGGGATCCACTTCACGCCGGTGTTCGGCGTGTCCGTGCAGCCGTACATCTCCAGGATCCGGTACACCGTCCCGTCAAAGTCCACGGCCCACCAGGCCACGCTGAACGGCTTGTTATAGCCCCAGTCGAAGCTCCGGTAGATCTTCCACTGCTTCGGGATCTCAAAGGGCTCGATCACATGCACCCAGCGCCGCTGCTTTCTCAGCTCGTCTCTGGAAAGGTTCACGCCGGCGGCGTTGGCCGCCTTCATGTCCGGCTCGATGCGGAAGTCCTCAAAAAACTGTCCCTCATAGCTGTCCCAGTCTCCGTAGAGCAGCGCGTTCCGCTCCTTCTCCGGCAAACTCGCCAGCCTCGCCAGATACTTCGGATCGTTCTCCAGCAGGATCTTGTTGTCGAAGACGGTGCTGGGCACAAAGGCCCGGCTCATCCGCTGCATCTCGCTGTGCCCGTCCGGGTGCTGGACCACCACGTCCTCCCAGATGGTCTTCATGGGCTCTCCCGCTGTGATGAAGCGCTCCTTCACCCAGGCATGGCCCACGCCGCCAGGGTTCGCGGTGTTGCGCATGTACACTCTGGTGCCCGGTCCGTTTGGACGGTTCCGGCTTTTCAGGTAGATGTACTCGTCAAAGGTGAAATGCGTCAGCTCGTCAAAGGCTATGAAGTCGTAGGCTTTGCCCTGATAGTTGAACTTGTCCTTCTCGTGCTGCAGGCTGCCAAACACGATCTTGGCCCCGCTCGGGAAGGTCCAGGTGTGCTTCTGCTCGTTGTATCTCGCCCGCGGGAAAGCTTTCGGATAATACCGCAGGCTCTTTTCTATGAGCTCTGTGAGCTGCGGGAAGGTCTTTCGCAGGATCAGGCCCTTGTAGTAGGGGATGTTCACCTGCCGCGTGGCCTCGATCACCAGCGCGTCGCTCTTGCCGCCGCCGGCAGCGCCGCCGTACAGGACCTCGTCCTCGCCCCTGCGCATGAAGGCGATCTGCCGCTCCTGCGGCGCCCACACTGTCCTGCACGGCGCTCCGTCAATCCGCATCTTCCCTCTCTCCGTCTCCTCGTAGGGGCGGCAACCTGCCGCCCGCCGTTCCCCCTCAAACCTCCCCTGTGCAAGGGGAGGTGGCCGCAGGCCGGAGGGGTTGTCACTCCTCCGGCGGCTCCACTTCGTCGATCACCGGCAGCACCAATGTGCCGCCGCTTTCTTTCCCTTCGCCTTCTGTCTCCCGTTTGAGCTTTGCGGTCTGCGCCTTGACCTGGCTGATCCGCTCCTTTGCCAGCTTCTCGCCCAGCTCCTGGGCAGGCGTTTTGATGCCGTAGGCGTCACGCAGGATCCCGGTCAGCTCCTTCAGCACAAACACCATGTCCTTCATGGCCCTGGTGTCGCGCTTCGCGAAGATCTTTTCCACAGCCTCGCTGGCGCCTTCGCCGCAGCCCTCAGTCATGACCCAGCGCTTGAATTGTTCATTGTCCTGGATGGCCTCCACGGCTGCGTCCATCAGCTTTTCTGATGCGCTCAGCAGCTCGTCCATCCGCTTCAGGCCCCGCTCCCGGGCGCGCGCAAGCGCTTCGCTTTCCACTTCGGCCCGGAAATGCTGCCGCTTTTTTGCCCAGCCTCCTTCGGAGGCTCTTTTGGAGAGAGTGGAATAGCTCACGCGCTTTTCTTTGGCCAGCTCCCGCAGGGTCTTCTCCCCCGCGACGTACTGAGCCTCTATCCGCGTCCAGTTTGTCGCCATTCTTTTTTCACCCTCTCCGTCCTTTCTGTCTTCAGCATAGCAACAAAAAAGGCGGAGGTGTTACCCCCCGCCCCCAAAGCCTTCCCCGCGCACGGGGAAGGTGGCGCGACAGCGCCGGATGAGGTCCCCGCGAAGCGGACCCCATCCTCGCCTCTTACTCGTATTTGCTCGCCCGGATGATCCGGTGCATCTCGCACTTTTCGCAGTTCACCGCGGACGCGCAGAAGGCCCGCATCTGTGTCCTCCGTTCCTGCTCCCGGGAACCGAAGCCCCACTCCATGTAATAGCTGTCGCCCAGCCCTTCGCAGCGGATCACATGCCTGGAAGCGTCCTCGCCCACGTAAAACGGGCATTTCATCTGCTTGTCCCGAAAGCTCTTCATACGTCCCTCCTGCTTGCCCGTTCCCGTTCTCCCGCTCCCGTGCGCTTCTGATACTTTGGCTTCGGTTTGTAAAGATCCGCCGGCCGGAGCAGCGCCATGCTGCCGCAGAGCGCGCAGGCTCTCCAGGATGGCTCCCGCTCGCTCTCGGTTATGATATAGCCCAGGTTCCCCAGGCGCTTCTGACATTCCCGGCAAAGATACCAGGCCGC